CCACCGCGAGTCGTGTTACCTACAAACTGTGCTTCTGCAACCAGCGCCTTTAAGCGTTCTGTCGATAGTATTATAACAATACCATCATTAAGTATAAATGCCCAATGGTCTGCCTCAGTTGTGGCTACACCAGAGGGCTTTCCCCTACAAAAAAACTCCACAAACACTCGACCAGTCTGTGAAGCCTTGAAATCTCTTTTGACCTCTAAGGTCTTCGATTGTAGTAGCTCAGCTAACCACTTTTCCTCTAGCTGGCCTACCTTCAAATCATAGCGGAAATCGCTATTAAATTGCATCCCTTGCCTTCCCCCGAAGGGAGGAGAGGCGGCTTGCACCGCCTCGCCCAATGGTTTGCTTAGTTGACAGCGTATTCAATAATGAATGACATTGTGCCAGCAGTTGTACCAACCACTGTAAATGTCGCGCCCACATAGTAGTGACCGCCTTCATCTTCTGAATCGCCAGCAAGTTCGTACATCTTGTTGCCAATAGTATCAATGTTGGCGGCTTCGGTGCGAACGTCAGCCATGCCAGCACCGTCAAGAACAGCACTGCCAAAAGCATCAGCGTCCTTAACTGCACCAGAAGTATCATAGATACCTACATCAAATGCACAGCTACCACCGAATGAATCAGAACCAACTGCCACACGCAACACAGTAGCGTTGCTTGGAATTGGTGCGAACATTACGATGTCGCCTACGGTATCAACGTCAGCAATCGCCAGCTCAACAGAGCCGCTTGCTACACGCACAACACCGTGCAGATTTGATGCGTCATTAGCAACAGGAGGGGTAGCTTCAAAGTTAGCTACAAGTGTTGAGTTCTTAGTAGTCATTTGTCACTCTCCCTTAAGCCGCTTCGTCACAGTCAATTTGGACAACTTTTTCTTCTTCCATGCGAGTCGCGCCAATAGACATACAGTAGTACACCTGAGTTGCGTAGCCTTTGTCGCTACGCTCGTCAATGCGAGCCATAATGTCTTTGCCGACTGCCAGAGCAAGACCATCTTCTGCCCATGCGAAGCATGAACGGATGTTGCCAGTTTTTGACAAACGGTTAGAAACGATGAAACGGAAGCCCATGAAGGTATCAATTTCACCCTGAACAAGAGCCTTCACAGTGTTGAAGTCTGATGAAGTAACAGTGGTGCTACCTAACAGGGCTTCAATCTGGTCTGGGCCAACAGCGATATAACGAGGGATTGATGGGTCTACATCAGCCAAGTCCAGCTTCTTCTTAGCTTCGCGCAGCTTATCCAGAGTCATATCTGCACCACCATTAGCAATCTGCTGACCAGCAGGTAGAGCTGTCGAAGTCGAACCAGTCTGGCCTGTGAAAGCAGTTCCTAAAGCAGATGCGATAATCTCATCATCCATCGCACGACCCATAGCAGCCGCAGCAGCTTGTGCATAAGCAGATGTTGGGTCAATCAACATACGAACCTTGTCCTGGTCATCAATCAGGTCGGCGTATTCGTAGTCTACCAGTGATACACGGCGGCGAGCGTGTGGTGTATCAATCTGTGGGGTGTCAGCATGACGAGTTGTACGCTTCTGCGCAGTCGCCTTACCAACTTGGTCAAAGAAGGCATTGTTGCCAACCATATTCTCAACACGCACCGCATCACGCAGACGAGAACCCATCTGCTGTGAAAGCATCTGCACGTTAGCAGAATACTGTTGTACAAATGCCGTAGTTACTTGTAAGGACATGATGTCCCTCCTTTTCTACATGGTTACATTTGTGCTTATTGCGGTACGCTACCCTTGCGGACGTTCCTAGACTTTTGAGCCTTCTTAGGGCTATCGTCTATCCGATTGTCTTCAGGACGGCATTGACATAGCTTGCCGCTACCCTGCATGACCCACTGGTAGTATTTCTCTGCCAGAGTGTCAGGTTCTTTTAAATCCCTCGCGCTACCAAACTCAACAGCGAGCCGTAAGCACTCAAGACGTATTCCTTCTGGAGTCAGCTCGTCATCCATGAAGCTGCTCCATCAAAAACTGCACCCTCTCAACGGCCTTCTGCCGTCCAGTGGGATTTCTTCTGTCCCAGTAAGCATGAGTCTTGTCGTTCATAATCGCGTCAATCTCTGCTTGGGCGTTTGCAGGAGTCATCACATTTGATTGTGATATTTCTGCAACAGTATCTTCACTGGTTACATTTTGCCTAAATTCTGCAATTTTTGCAAATGCTTTAACAAATTCAGGGTTATTTCCTAGTGCGCTGCCATCTGCTAGTTGCAAATTAAACACACTCTCGCCAGCAAACTCTTGAGCTACCTTCGCAGCAGCTTGCACTTTCTGGTCATAGGCTAAGCCCCATTCCTGCCGCAAAGCTGCCTCGCTCTGCTCTTTCATTTGCTCAGTTTCTTGTGCCATTAGGGACGTGGTTTGCTCCATGCTGGAGCGATAATAATCAAGAATACCTTGTGCTTGCTGGGGATTAAGACGCAACTTGTGGGCTATGTCACTGAAATTGTTGGCAACTTCCTCTGTAATTACAGTTCCGTCAGCCTGTATTTGGTATCCCTCTGGGCTTTCAGGCCGTCCAAGTCTGCCATAAATACGGTCTAAGTCTTCATCTGTAGGGTTGACTGGCATCGGAATTTTGTCTGCGCCAATCAATCTCTGTGCGTTTACATAAGACCGAGCCAAGTTTTCTACATCCTTAATGGGTGTAAGGCTTGGGTCTTGTCTTAGTTCTTCTGGTATCATCTGTAAAAACTCGTTACCAGACCCGCCCGAAGCAACCTCTGCTGGCGTTTGCATAGGTGCTACAGGCTGGGCTACCTGTTCGATGTTCTCTTGTGACATAATTACTCCTGCATCATGTTATAAATATGAAGGATAACTGCCCGTTTTCCTTCCTCGAAAGCTGTAGCATTGGCATCGCCAGCTACATAGCTTGAAGACCGCCAGTTACAGCGAGCCTCCAAATCCTTTAAAACCTTTGACGCACTGTCACTACCAAAGGTCTGCCGATACATTTCTTTAAGCTGTTCAACTTCTTTCACGATTATTGTCCTACCATTCTCACGGCTTGCGCAGCTTGAGCTGCGTCAGATACGTCTTGCGATAGCGCCTGACGCTCCATAGCTTCCTGTTCGGCTGCGGCTCTTTGCTGCCGGGTTTCGTCTACTTCACGCTGGGAACGCAATGTAGTCTTCGGCACACCAAGCGACTCTGTAATATGGCGCACAAGGCCATCGGGGTCGATATGGTCGCTGACAGGTAGTGATTGTGCCAGAGGCATGAGAACCTCAAGAGCTTTGATGGTGCTGTTAAGGGAGCTGGATTTTTGTGCCCGTGCCAATGGTGATACATATTCGATATCAACATCTGTACCTTGAATAGACTCAGGCGGTGTAGCCAGCATATTTTCGCGCAACATTAGCGCAAAAACCCGGTCAATCATCGGACGCAACATCTCGTTCATTAGTCTGCCAAGAACAGGACCAATAACACGCATACGTTCTTCTTGGCGCTGGATAACTTCTGTAGCCGTCATGTTAGGCGTAGAGCCGGAAAGTAACTGGTCTACATAAAATGCAGAACGGATAGCCATACGGCGCTGGTCTTCCATGCTCAGACCAATCGGGATATTAGCCCCGGCTTGTAATGGGGTAATCTGGTCTCTTGTGCCAGCTCTGTAGAAGTTCAAGCCCCCTGGCTGGGTACGCACAGGCAGAATAAACCCGTCATCGGGAACGAGGAGAGGTGGGTCAATCTGCTTCTGTGCGGCCTGAATGATTGTTTTTGACATAAGATTCAACATCTTAACATCTGGGAGAGCAACCATTGCAGGACTTCTACCCATAACTTCGCCTGTTGCTTTCAAGAAACGCGGCACAATATAGGGCATTTCTTCGAAGCCAGACTCAGACATCAGCTTCTTAGACTCCATATCAATATAATATGAAGCATAGGCCATGTTCTTATTGTCACGCTTGCGAGTGTCACGCTCGGCTCTAGGCAGCACCGCATGAAGAATATCCACCTCATCATCCGGCTTTTTCTCGTGTACCTTCGCAATATATTCGCCAACATTCTCTAGGCCAAAGCGCTGTACGGCTTGGCGAGCTGGTATCTTATATTTTCTGAAAACAGTATCAACAACCCCGTACTGGTTCTCAGTTACATAAAACTCAGATATGTGCCGGGTACTGAAACGAAGATTGCCATCATCCATTTCAATAAACATACAGCCAGTACCAAACACAACCAAGTCCACATACATTTCATGGACTTCTGTTTCAAAGTTTGAGTGGTTAAACGCCCGTATCATGCGCTGGCTAGTATCTTCTAGCCATTCCTGCACATCATCGTCTCTGCCAACTGTGGCATCCTTCATATCTAAATGAAACCACGGAGTCGCCCCACTGGTCAGCATACCATGAAGGGAAGCTGATAAGAGGTCTACAGCCTGTAATGCTGTGCCATCAAATATCAGCTCCATGCGCTTTTCGCCTCTACTGCGCTTACGCACAATATCAGCCTTACGGGGCAGCATATAATCAGCTAATTCCTGAAAATGCGTATCCCAATTATCTCTACGCCCCTTGATATGTTCAAAGCGGCTAATAAGAGACTTGGTGAGTTCGCTCATAATTTACCCCAATAAGGTTGGTGTACCAGTAGGCGTTGCACCACCGCCGCCGAGCATACCGCCAGCAACGATAGTCGAGCCACGGCCTCTGCGACCACGGCGTTGGCGTGTTACTTCTTCTTCCGCCAATGCTACAGAACGCTGCATTTCCTCTGGCTCTGCCACTGGTGGAGGCGGAGGAGGTGGTGGAGGGGTAGCTACTTTAGGCTTCATAAATCCCATCGGGTTTTCTCCTGTCAATAAAATACTGCTTGTATTATAGGTTTTTTCTACTTAAACCGCAAATGGGTTGTAATCATTCTCTGCAACTGTCTGTGGAGCTTTGACTGCCATCTCTCTATTCTGTAGCCCCACTGCCAAATAACGAAAGGCATCCGCTGCATGGCTCGTGAAGTCATGCCTCGGATGGTCTCTAAAAATCTGCCGTTTATCATCCCAATCCTGCCTATACTGTCTCAAACATTCCAAGCCCACATCGCACTTATCGCGGTCAAAGTAGCACTTAGGTAGCATCATTCTAGCCGCATTTATGCCGTCTGCAACTTTCATTTTAGGTACTAC